CCTGACGGGGTCAATATCACATACTACACCGTCAAAATCTTCATTATCGCAAGCTACTACAAAATTTGAATTTTCTTCAATATCTCCATAACAATAAGTAGTTCCGCCGTCTTTTCTTTTATAAATATAATCTGTTGTTATAGCCATTTTTTAAGCCTCCTTTTTTAAGTTTGTAATATGCTCATTTGCTAAATCTAATTTTTGCCCCATTTCGGTTATTATATCAAAAGCATTTTTAAAACCCTTGGAATCTAGATTAGGGTTTTGCAATACCATTATTACAATTTGAGCGGTTGTTTTCCAATTTGGGGTTATATTTATTTTATTCAATTTATTCTCCTATTTAAAGTTATCCCATTTTATCGCATAGTTTATACCAAAAGAAAAGCCCCGCATCTCTACGGGGCTTAAATCGGCTTTAAATGTATAAAAATTATGAGGCCATTGCGACTCTATTCCAATCAGTTTTTCTCATATTTAAAACGCTCCCGCCTAATTTTTGCCAAAAGTCAACATCGTCTGCTTTGGCGGTATTACCGACTCTAGTTACTGCATTAACAAAAGTTGCCCTATTAACGGGCTTGTCATTTTCATAACCCGCTTGTCCAATAGTTTTTAATAATCCGTCTAAAACATTTGAAGTTTCCTTTTTAGATAAAGTTAAAACTTTTCCTAAATTTTCCACGGCCTCGGTTGTCTCAACATCAATAATATCTTCTGAAGCTAATTTCATTTTTTCTAAATTTTCATCAAAAGTTTCACGGCTTGCGTATGAGCTGACAATGTCCCGCAGTTGTAATTTTAAACTGTGATTGTCGGCCTCTTTAGTTTCATTGGTCAAAATATTCCAAGTATCCCCGTCCCGTGCGGAGGTTATATGAGATTTCCTTGTTATGTTTTGTGTCTGCATTCCATTAAGGCATGCTAACGTCCAATTAATTCCAAAAGCTGAAATACTGCCCGCTCCCGTTTCACTATTAGAAAGCCCTATTCCATGCGCCATAATGTCATTAACATTAGCTCCCTCTCCTGTAATAAGTTCAGATTTTAAACGTATATACATTTTTTTCTGAGTGACTGCGCAATTAACAATTTTCCAGCAAGCGTCCGATTCCATTAACTGAGGCAATGCAGACTCTAACAAATCAGAATTATCAAAAGTTTTAAACTTATCAGATAAAAAAGCTCTGGCCGTACCGCTTGGATTCATACCTTGGTTTAAATCATCGTACGTTCTAATCATACGTTTAGAATTTTCTTTTTGCCAAATAGCGTTTGTTAATGAGTCATACTCTCTAGAATATTCAGTTTGTAAACGCCTCGCCGTTCTTACATCTAACCCGTTCTTTTGGGCTATTTGATCAAAACATAAATCATTAACTTTTAAAAAGCGTGTCGGCTCCCCGCCGTTACCCTCTATAACAATTTCACTTTGTGTATGTGGAACGTCCTGAATAGTTCTAAATTGAAGTTCTTTAGTTGGAGCTATAAAATCTTGTTTCCTAGCATTGGTATCTTTAATGCGGATTAAAAGCTTTTCTAAAGTGTTATTTTCGTTTTCTATATTATGCATGTTTATCTCCTATTTCTAAAATGCAAAAAGCGGGAATTATTTCCCGCTCTTAATATGCAATTTTTCCTATATATAGTCAAATTGAATTTTTGAAAGTTTAAATTAGGCGTATTTATTTAAACAGTTCTCACAAATAACCTCCTTATCTTCTAGTATGTTTGAATGTTTTTGGAAAAACTTTGTTAAGCCTGCGTCTTCAATATCTTCTTCATCNAATCCAATAAAACCAAATACATCCTGATTGTGATATTCTTTTTTACAAAAATAACAATCTAACAATTCATCTTCATTTTCATCCATTAACATTTCCCAAAGTCTCCCGCTATGTGATGTCTTAAAACTGTTCCATAGGGTAGTTCCTGAGCAAATCTTAATAACTGTATTTCGTCCCGCTCAGTATCAGCTCCTTTGGTTGTTGCCTCCCAATGTAATTTAACATTACCCGCCGTTGCATAACAACCGCCGTTTTCTGTTTCACTGCCCGCTTTTTTCTTATATGTCCCGTGATCAGTAAAGCCGATAGCAAAATTTCTATCAATACGGCTACATAATGGTTTTCCATTTCCGCAGTCCCTACAATTAGAATTGTTATACTCAGCTGGGCATCTAATAATTTTAAAACCATTTACGGTTTCAGATTTATTATTTGTTTTCCAGAATGTTTCTTTAACATTTATAACTACGGGTACGAATGAATGTAAAAGCATATCAGCAATATTTTTTGCTGAATAGTTTATGGCCGTTTTACCCGCTTTTAATTTATGTTTCCAAAAGCTAGGATTAAAATGTGAGTAAGTAAAACTAACGCCGCCTTTTGGGACGGAATCAGATACTGCATCAAGATAACCATAATCTATTTCTGTTGCGCCCGCTGAAGTATCAGGCTTTAAACTACAAGTCTTAGGGCAAGTTGCAAATTTATCATGTCCTCCAGCTCTATAAGTTACTGCACAATAAGTTGTTTTTTTTGCAGTAGAATTTTTTACTAATTTAATCATTTATTTCCTCCTTAATAAAATTTTTAACAAGTCTATCGCTTAAATTATCTGCAAGAAAAGCAGTGATAGAATCGCCCTCAATTTTTTGTAAAAGATAATAATATTCTGAATTTAATTCAGGGTTTAAACCCATACAGTCTTGTATTAAAAAATACATTAGATCACGTCCCTCTAACGAATCTACATGTTTAATAAATTTTTGTTCAATATCGAAGTTTGGATTATCCGCTTTAGCTACTATCCTAGCCGTTGCAATATACTCCTCTTCTAATACATATTCATATGATTCAAGAAATTCTTCTTGAGTAAGTTTAAAAAAATCTCTCATTTTTTCCCAATCGGTTGTAAAGTCCATTTTAATTTTCCTCCCTTAAACCATTTACATTGGACCAAGCGATAACTAAAAAATCTATGTCCTGAAAATTTTCTATTTCATCTTTAGAAATATATTTGGCAAGTGAGCTATGGGTTTTGCCTCCAAACCAAGCCGTGCCGTCCTCGGTTTCCATAGGTGTCCAATTATTTTTTTTAAGTTCTTTTAATTGTTTATTAGATAAAAACATTCAATTTCTCCTATTATGTGATTTATCGCATACTTATTATACATAAAAAAATAGGCGGGTCAAATACCCGCCTTTTGTTATCGTTTTCGCCTCCCGTTATTCCGAGGGTTTTTCATATGTTTTTCGTAATCTTCGCCGAATAAAAATTTAAATAAATAGTGTAATAAAAACATTATGCAATTTTCCTATTCTCGGCTTTGGCCGTCACGTTTATGACAATTACGTTTTCTTGTAAATCATTATCTAAAATTACACGTTTATAATTAAAAGCTATCAAATCATTTATTTGGGCTTTTTTCTTTATGCCTGAAATAGATAATCTTCTATCGCCTCTATTTACAGTTTTGTAAAATGAAATAGTACAAAGCGTATCATCTTCATAATAGGCCAATAACTTATGCTTTTCGCCATTTACCATTGTATCAAAATCAATACCAAATAATTTGGCAAATCTCCTGATACTTGTATTAGCGTCTATTATTGCCTTGTTTAACATTGTATTGGTTAGCCTGAGCTGACCAAAGTCAGTGTTTAAAGTTTTTAAAATTTTATCTTCTTTATTCATCGTTAGCCTCCTTAACATTAAAAAATTTAAAATATATTTCGTTTTCTTCTTCATCGCCAACATAATGACATTCAAAAGTAACCTCAGTTTTTTCTAAAGCTTTTTCAATAATATTATGTAATTTAAGCTGATCTACTTTCATATCAATTCTCCATTAGGTTTAGTAATTACAAATTGATCATCTCCCGTTTCTAAATCTCCATTACAATTTATTATAACATTGTAAAGGCAGTCATAGGTTTTATTGTCGGCCTCATCTATATGAAGGTTTAGATCAAACCACCAATTTTTATATTTAAAACCGCCCCAAGAATCATAGATATCATCAGCTTTAACTCTGTCTTTTTTAAACTCCTGATAATATTTTAAGGCGGTATCTCTAAAATCTTTAAGTTTCCATAAATCTTTAAGTTTCATTATCAAGCCTCCACATATTTTGAAAGATCATAATCAGAATCCTCAGCGACATCTTTTGGACATTGAAACCGAGTAAACAAAAGTTTGGCATCTTGTAAAACTTCTCTCTCTTTTCTATTAGTCTCAGTTGTACTCAGCTCTCCGTCCTGAGTAAGGTTTTCCATAGCTAAATTGCAAGAAATTTCTTCCCAACATTCCCTAGCCTCAGCTTTGGTTTTTGGAAAGGCACCTCTAACATAGTTCCATCTCGGATCATCGTTAGGGAATATAATTTTAACTCTGGTCATTGTTTGCCTCCCATAGAAGAGGCTACGATCCTCAGCTCTTCCTCTTGGCCAATGCCTAGATGTTTGTTCCATTGATCACAAATAGATTTAGCGTGGTTATAATCACCAACAAATTTATCTAACTCGTGTGGATCATTTGGATCAGCCTTTCCCAAAGGATAATAACCTGATTCGTTTTCAATTACCTTAGAAACTCGGTAATCTTCATTTCCTTGGTTTACGGGTGTAAAACAATGTTTTTTTTCTATAGTCATATCTAGCCTCCAAGCTATTTGTTTAAATTAAAATAACGATATGCGATTTTTTCTATAAGATCAAGTCAAAAGTTTTTTGCCAATCAAAAGGTTCAGGACAGAAGTAATGTGGCTCTAATTTTATTCCTTGTTCTTTCAGCTCTATGGCTTGGTCAGCTCTATATAAATGAAGGCCTTTGGTACTTTTAACTAATATCCAAACGGAAGCTTCTTTATGCAGAGTTATCCAACTGATTTGTTGTGGGCTTAAATTAACTGCATTAAACTTTACATATTTCAATTCTACAAAATGAAACTGATGTTTGTCATCACAAATAAGTAAATCAGGAAGGCCAAGGGTCATCCAATTTTCTATTCTGCTTAGTCGTATTGGTTTATTGTATTGTAGTGAGGCTCTCTTTAATTGTTCGTACAGACCCGCTTCCTTTTTTGTTGGGTTTGTTGTCCTCGTGTTCAATAACTTCTTCAGCGTATCTCGGTTCATTTTGTCTCAACTCTTTTAAAGCTTTCAGGACTTCATCCTTAGACATACTATCTATAGTCCCGTGACGGATTTCAGATTTGTTAATATAAATATTACCATTGGCTTGACCTCGTCTATACTCAGCCTGAACAGCGGCTGAATAAGCTCCATTATCTATGGCCAAATCTCTTATCTTTTGTAGGTCTCGTAAATGTCTTTTAAATGTGATGCCATATTTCTCATCCAACTCATCTCGATAAGCTTGAATAGCTCGACAGATATGTGGACAGATTTGAGGGTTGGTCATTTCATAAGCTCTAGTGTGAGCTGATGAAGCTGGATACCCAGCATTAATTGCAGCTTCTCTCAAAGTTATCATTCCATCATTAGAAACGACTTCTTTTACAAACTTCTCTTGTTTCCTAGTAAGCTTACTATGCAGATCAGCTTTTGGTCTTCCTCGACCCTTTTTCAAAGGCTTTAAGTTATTCATCCTATATATATACA